ATGTCTTCATTTACCGTCGTGCATTCAGAATAATGATAGAAACTTTTAATAAAATGTAACTCATCTCAAATCCTTATCCGCCGTGTAGTACGTCTTCCCCTTAGTGGCGAAACTATGAACCCTCGCGTACCCCCACGCTTGTGGAGAGGCTCCCGGACGATGCCCGGTTCTCCACGCAGCGAGTCCCCTATTGTAGATGGTCTTGAGGGTCTTTAGAGGTATCCCAGTGGCCTTCGAGATCTCTGGGAGAGACTTGACCTCTGGTCCATACTTTTTCCTAAACTTCTGGGTGTAGGAGGAGGTGCGGGTCTTGACCCCACTGTCAGTTTTGAAATCTTTGTAGTCCCTCTTGAGCATCTTCTTGTAGCGGGTCTCGACCTGCCCCAAGGTCTCAAGCCCCCTGAAGTACTTGAGGGGTGCATAGATTTTGCCCTCCGTTTTCCGCAACTGCCCAACCTTCTTGGTGATTTCGGCGTCTGAGAGAGGCATCTTACTTTTTATGAAGATTATAATTGTATACCTTGACTTTTACCCCACAATTTGGCTTCACCAATTAACATTCTAACTACAGGACGATACTTTGAAGAATTACTTATCAGACCTGTACCAGTTCTTGGTATTACAAAATATCGTGCGTTCTTACCAACACCGCCATATTTACCACTACGCATAGCAATTTCTCCATTTAAAAACTCATTATAACTTTTTATATATTGTTGAATATATTGCTTTTTACTGCTACCAAAACGAAAAACACCTCCACGCAAATAAGAATTTGTTGGACGTCTTTTGTATCTACTCCATCCTTCTGAGCAATCTACGAGAGGAAATATAAATTTAATATCATAATTTTTTAACCCTTCTTTAAATACATCAAATATCCAAGACGGAAATCCTGTACCACCAGTGGTTTCAAAAGAAATATTTTTACGTGCTATTATGGCATTTTTCATTAATAGATCCATTTGGTTTGGAATCGCAAGTCTTTTATTGAAACGTGTAGTAAAATAGGGTTTACTAAAATTTTCAGCATTTTTATTAGTGGCTTTATTTAAAATTTGGTTGATTTGTTCAGCTGTAGTAAGTCCTTTGGCGTTCAAAATTTTTCTAGAATCTTTCTTAAATGTGTTAAGACTTTCAACAACATCATCTACATTGATATCAATATAAGAGTTTAATGGGTGTCCAAAACTTTCAATAACACTTTTCACACCCCGAGAACCTTTACCGGATGCAGGTGGACCATATTTTATAATAAATACTGGTCTTTCCTGAGTTGGAACATTATTAAGTTTATTCACTTTGGAAAAAATACGTAATAGGTATTTTTGATTAATTGTTGTGTTATTCATTCTTACTTTTTATTGAGAAAATAGTTTAATTCCATTTTCAATTTATTTATCGCACGATTAGATACATTATATCTCTCGTTCTCGTCGCGCCCCTCCATGATCACCGCCACCGTCCATTGTAACGAACCCAGATTATTTAGTCCTCCCCCCGAAATTTTGCTTGTAATTGGAAAATATTTCTTTATAATACTTTTCATTTTCATTACTTCCTCATATGTCGCACTAGAATTTGAAGTGTTTCGTTTTATTGAACTCATATTTTTATTGAACATCATTATCGATTTGGGTTCGTATTTTTTTATCAGTTTATTTATCGAATTTAGAACAACTAAATATAATTTTTGTCTTTGTTTTATTTTTTTAAATTCTTTAATTGCGTCTTTTACTGTTTTAATTCTCTGATTAAGACCGCCTTGTAAACCCTGTCCCGACGAGATCGTGAACGATGGGGGGGTGGCCAGCTTCTCTAAAGAAGGGAATTTCTTTAGTAATTTTAAAACTTCCGAGTAATCGTACATATTACGCAACCCCCTTTCCATTTGATTTAATGATTTCGATGACCATTCATGCCATAATACATTTCGTAAATTAGAATTTTGCCACCTCCTGGTACCGTCAATATACTTTTGTTTGGTATTTTTGGATGGACCAAACATTATTTTTATAATATAATTATATTTTTTTGGATATTATCCAAACATCGGCATACCATCTTCAGTCATATTCATCTCTGTCCATAAATCTTCGACTATAAACTCTTTAGGTGGATTTGGAACTATATACTGTTCAAAAACAACACTAAATCTATCTACATTATGTTTACTTTCAATCTCTTCGGTACCGTGAAACATATCACCTCTAAATCTTACCATTTTTCCCACTTTAGGTTTAACCTTTTTAAATATTTCTTCTTCTTGATATTTTTTCAAAAAGAGTTCACCAGCTGTAAATTCTGGTGGTAAATTAATATACACCACAGATGTACATAGGGGCATATACTGCCTTCTTAACCAGTCCCGTTTTTTTATCATCCCATCGTAATGTCCTGGCATATACTGTCCACCAGACGCTGCAAAGTCTACCGGTGAAAAATAAACGATATTGGCTATAAATCCATTAGTCTTTGGTTCCTTTACGCGGATGAAAATATTGTATAAATCTTCTAGATCGTGATCAATAAAGTTTTGTTTTGTTTTTTCGTCGTCACAAAACTTCATACAGAAACCATTCATACTCATGGCTTTGTGTTTCGCTAGATGGGTTGCGATTTCTTTACATTTCGTTTTTGGTAGAAAATCATCATCTTCAATGAGCATTGGGTAATCTGGGGGGTGAACCATTTTATCACCATATTTCAGCCCTCTGAGGTCTTCATTTAAAAATCGATATACTAGAAGTAATAGTAATAACAGTAGTATATACATATCATTTATTACATTTTTTTGACAGAAATTTTACGGCGGTATGGATATCTGGGAACAGGTGATTCCCAAACTTTACACGCCCTGTGACGGGGTTGTAGTACCCCCTAAAATTAAGAAATTGACATCGATGCATTTCACCCATATAAAAAATACAAGATTATATTAGTGAGATAGGATGGGGCTTTCGATAATTATGGGAAATATGTTTTCAGGTAAAACTTCTGAGTTAATCAGACGACTTAAGCGTTTAAAGATCATTGGTAAGAAAATATTGGTTGTCAACTCTGCCAAGGATACCAGATCCCCGGATGAAGTTTTGAAGACCCACGACAATGTAAAGTTTAATTGTTTTAAGGTCTACGAACTTTTCGAACTCGTAAACAAGGAGGAATTTAATAACGCTGACATCATAGCCATCGATGAGGCCCAGTTCTTCCCCCGTCTCAAGAAGTTTGTGGATTGCTGTATGTGTGTAAATAAAGATGTAATCATAGCAGGTCTGGATGGAGATTCATTTCAAAATAAGTTTGGTGAACTCTTGGATTGTATTCCAATAGCATGTGAGGTTACAAAGTTGTCTGCTCTCTGTATGCGCTGCAAAGATGGAACACCGGGCCCTTTTACTAAGAGGATTGTAAAGAATCAAGAGCTCGAACTCATAGGGGGGAGTGATATGTATATAGCCACCTGTCGAAGGCATTTATAATTTTTTTCTGTTTATATAATAAATGCCACACTGTTACAGTAAAACCTCTGGGTATGACACCCAGGCTAACCAAATGTTCATTCCACCCGAACCAGTCAAGGATGAAAGTTCCAAGCGGGAATCCAATGCTTTTAAAATTCCCGATATGACTGTGGTTCAGATCGTTATCCTCGGTCTTATAATTGCGTACATGTATTCCTCTCGCAGCCGAGGTGCCCAGGGTATGGTTTTGGCCGGTATCATGTTGGCTATTGGTCTTTATCACATGTATGATCACCTCTACCGCGTCAAGCGTGGTCCAGAGCACCTTTTTTTCCTCCCAAAGAAGGAATCGTACGGTGGCTGTAAGACCTGCAGTATGTAAATTTTGTTAGTAAACTATAAGTATGCGTGTCCGTGTCACCCGTAGTCCAGACAAAAAGAAAAAATTCAGAGCAACTCTAGAAGATGGTAGGACAGTGGATTTTGGTGCGAGTGGATATTCGGACTACACCAAACATAAAACACCTTCGAGAATGCGATCCTATGTGTTGCGTCACGGTGGTAGAGTTCCTCGGCGCACGATAGCGGAGAGAGACCCCAAAAAAATACAAAATATGATGCTCAACGTAACCACCAGTAGTAAGGAGAACTGGGGGTTAAGTGGAGTGGGTAGTGCGGGTTTTTGGTCACGTTGGTATTTGTGGAGTTTTCCAACCTTTGGGGGTGTGAGGGACTTTATGAAAAGTGAGTATGGTATAGTTATCCGCGAATGATGACATCCATCTTATCAAAAAATGTAACCATAATATCAAGGGTCTTATATTTTTCAGATCCTATATATGTTTCAATCAAATCGTCTTTGCTCTTAAAAAAGCCCGTCATTTTTATTTCCTCTTCTTCTTCATCTGTAAATGATTCGAGTTCATTTATGTAGTGTGACAATATTGTTCTAACTTCAACAACATTTTCACCCTTCCAATTTTCTAGTATATCTTTAATTTTATCTAGATTAAATCGCTTCACGATAGATTCAACTATACAATTTTTAGAAATGATAAGTAGATCCTTTCCGGTTTCGCCGCCAATGTAGGAACTGAAAATATCTTCAGTTGATTTTATACCCATAAGACTAAACACGTGGGTATTTTTTTGTATTTTCATTCGATGGAATTCTCTGGAAAAGTCATTCATAATTTTTATAACTTCATCTGCATGTATACTACCATTTTCCCATTCTCTAGGAATTTTTTTAAGACGATTGAGTTTAAATTTCCTTATAATGTGTGGTTCAGTTTTAGGGATAAACCCTAATTCAAAAAGACATACTGTGATAATCGGTATAATCATATTAAAATATAAAACTAATTCTTTATCTCCAAAAAATCTTTAAAAGTTATGATAGTTCTATGTTCAATCATCCGCGCAATTTCATATTCTTCTTCGGTCATATCCTCGTATGATAATTGTGCTTCACTATATACTCGTTTTATGTAGATGTCTACATCATCCAAGTAAAGGAGAAATCTTATTAATTCATCTTCGGACACAGTATCCAATTCTAAATCAAATTTAGAATCCGAGAACCAGTGTCTAGGAGTGCCGATAGCATTGGTATCATATACAAGAAACTTTCTTGAAATAAAAGTTTCAACTGTTCCGAATGGTTGTATACCAATTTCGTCAGATAAGTAGGACGAGGCCATGAGAACATGGATACCTCTACTTATCTTACGAAGAAAGTTTTTTTTGGTGTCGTTCATTTTTGTTTTTATAACATACTTCAGAACTTAGGTGTTTAAAGATTACAAAATATTTTGGGGTATGACTGAATTCAAAGATGATCTACGTGAAACAAATATGTTGATTAGAGAAGTTATTCTCCCCCAACTTGTAAGAATAGAAGCGGAACTTGTATCTTTACGTAAACATGTGTGGCCGTATGTACAATCCAAAAAAGAGGGGAACATATTATCGGATATGGAGGAAAAGATTGATTTTTTAAAACTTTTAGATGAGGATACGGTACACGATTTATTAATACGTAAAGCGCGGGTTTCATCTTCGAGATCGGGGGTATACACCAGGGAATTTGATATAATTAAAAATCATTTTTGTTAAAACAGGGACCTATAGGTGCCGGCTATGTAATACACATCGATAAAACCCAACTTTTTCAATTTTTCTGCGGCGCGCCTTGCTCTCTGTCCAGTATTACAGTAAACGAGTAATCCCTTTTCGGGAAGTTTGGATGTCGTTTTTCTACTAATACGATTGGTTGGTATATGTATAGCTTTGGGGTAGTGTCCAACGTTATATTCAAATGTCGTTCGTACATCTATGACCGCCTTTATTTTACCTGATTTTATCATTTCTTTGGCACGTTTTCCAGAAACGAGGGACTTACCTGTATACGTGTAAGCGGTTAAAGCTGCTATAAAACTAAATAAAAGTATAAGCATTCTTATTTAGTATATAGATTTTATCTTTGCCGAGGGAAGTGTAGAAGACTAAATACGTATTACAAAACTACCATTTTACGGAATCTTAATTAATTTATACATTGGCGACCCACTCTTACTGTACTTGTACAGTTTAACTGCATCATCCCATTTTTTATATACATCTTTAAGTAGATGCTTCGTCTTCCTCTGCATCTTTTCCGGATCGCAACCCCGTCGAGCCCTCTGTAGGGCACCTATGACTGTTTTTTTGTTGTCTTGGTCCGACTTATTTATAAATTTATTAAGCTTAACCCGTACACGCGCATCGTCAGGTTTAAGCTCCTTTAGGCGTTTCACTTCTGTGGTCAGGATTGAAACCTGGATTTGTAGGGAAACTGTTTGTTTCTCTGACTGTTTGCGTTTCATATCGGCCTCTAAAGCCAATCTAAAACATTCTCTTGAAGTTTGAATTGCCTTTTTTATGAGGGTTTGGCTTCTAGTGTTGACTGATAGAGCATTTTTGATTACAGAGGTTGTTCTGGTACGCGACGTTTTCACCATATTTACTTAAAAATTTGGGAGAAAAAACTAACTTAGGTTTTAGTTTCCGAACGCAACGCCACCCATACCATTCTTGATGCGGAGGATATTATAGTTGACCGCATAAACCCGGTGAAGCGCGTTACCACCCGTGGGTCCAACGACCGAGAGTTTGGCATTATCGATGCGGGAGAAGTTGAGGGTACCAGTGGGCTGCATCTTACTCAAGTTGAGACAGAATGGCCATGTGAAGGTGGGAAGATCTTCGAGAACGTCATCTGGGAGATCTGTGCTATGCATTTCTGGAACGACTGTGTGGTGATAGACGTTGGATGTATCCTCGAAGAGGGGAACACCGTTGATGTAGAGAGACGACTTTTGGAAAGTGAATTCGGAATCCCAATCATTACCCGTAGCCTTACCGGAAACGAGGTGAATAGATTTCACTGGGTGGTTAAAATAGGTAAGATCAATCTCGGTGTCAGTGCTAGAGGCAAGTTGGTACTGAGTTTGGGTGATGAGGAGTTCATGCTCGTTATCTGTGAAATACTTGCGTTCGTCTGTGTCTATGTAGATGTAGTTACCCCAAACCTTTGGGCTACCGGTGGGAGTGTATCCGTCACGGCATTTGATGCGGATCTCCACGTCGTGGTACTGGAGGGCCACCAAAGGGAGAACCTTGGTCCAATCCTCACCGAAGAAGAAGGGAATCATGAAGTGGTCACCACCGTGGTTGGACTTTTTGTTGTTGGTTGTAACGGCACAGGAAGCCTTAGCCGCGTTGTCACGGAGAAGTGGGTTATGGACACCCTGAATAAACAGAGAATCCAATTCCGACACCTTTTGTCCACCAATCCAGAGACCAAATTCTGTTGGACCGGCAGCGTCCGTCGAAAAGAGACCATCTGGGTTGGTCTGAACATTTGAAATGAGATTGTCTTCGATCCATATGTAACTCATGAGGTCACCCTTGGAGCGGATTGGGATCACAACCTCGTTATTGGCACCAAAGGTACCGATGTAATCTAAGCGCTCGGGCTTCATCGCAAAATTGGTATACCGTTTATAGTTCTGACGGAAGAAACTAACTTCGGGGTCTCCCGTAATGTATACATCCTGGGCACCCACTGACACGAGCTCGATTAAAGCAGCAGACATTTATTAATAAATGATATTAAAAATTGGGATAGATAGTAACATATGGTGGTTGTACAAGCGTTGACCTGGGAAGCTCGGGATGAACCTGACGATGACATGACAGGAACCGTGGGTGAACATATTATCAGTATTTTTGGTAAAACTGAAACTGGTAAATCTGTGTGTGTAACAACTACGTTTACGCCCTACTTTTTTATTAAAATTGATGGGCGTATGATACCTTCTGAACTTTACGATAAACTTACACGGAAATGTCCTGAGTGTATTGAATCATATAGTATCGTGGAATCTAAAGATGTATGGGGTTTTCAGAACAATAAAATTTTCAAATTCATGAAAGTCAATTTCAAAAATTTACAGAGGCGTCGTCGGGTTGACTACTTTTTGAACAAAAATAAAGTCTATCTTACAACGGGTGAGTTTAGTGCTAAGGTGTACGAGTCTAATTTAGATCCCGTTTTACGCCTGATGCATAGAACTGGTATTCAGTCTACTGGGTGGTTTGATACTGGGGATAAATGTGTTAGATCTCATCTATCAACTGCATCGATTGACCTGTTTTGTAACGACTGGACAACCTTAAGACCTGTCGCGCGTGATGATATTGCTCCATTTGTCGTTGCTTCCTTTGATATTGAATGTAATAGTTCCACTGGTAAATTTCCTGATGCGAATGTTAGCGGTGACGCGTGTTTTCAGATAGCTGTTTCGCTCTGTACATTTGGTAACGATGAACCCTATGAAAAGGTTTGCTTCTGTTACAAGAAAACGGATGGACCCGACACCCGGAGTTTTGATACAGAGCGGGAAATGCTCGAAGCTTTTGGTCGCTACTTACATGAGAAGGACATTGACATTTTGACGGGTTGGAATATATTTGGTTTTGATCTCTCATACATTTACAATCGAGCTATAATATGTGGTTGTGATAGCGCATTTTACCAAATGAGTAAAATTAAAAATTACACTTGTAAAATCTCAATCAAAAAGCTGAGTTCCAGTGCTTTGGGTGATAACATGTTGAAACTTCTTCCCATCCCTGGGCGTTTTGTGTTTGATATGTTCCACGAAGTAAAAAAAGGGTACAAGTTAGATTCTTACAGTCTCAACAACGTATCAAAGTTATATCTCGGTGACCAGAAAATTGATATGTCCCCAAAGGAGATGTTTGTGCGTTACAAGGAGGGTGACGCTAAAAAGTTGGGTGAAGTTGCAGAGTATTGTATCAAGGATACCTTACTTCCACACAAATTACTGAAGAAGATGTGTACGTTACTGAATCTTCTGGAGATGGCGAAGGCTACGTGGGTTCCTCTCTGCTTTCTCGTAGAAAGAGGGCAGCAGATAAAGGTCTTCAGTCAGCTTACAAAAAAGGCTCGTGAGCTGAATTTCAAGGTACCCACAATTAGGTACGGCGCTTTACCCGAAGAACCCTACGAGGGTGCGACGGTTCTCGACGCCCAGAAGGGTGCGTACTATACACCCATTACAGCTCTAGATTTTGAGGCTCTGTATCCATCTATCATGATGGCCCACAACCTTTGTTATTCTTCTTATGTCATGGACGAGAAGGAGTATGGAAACATTCCGGGTATCAACTACGAAACGTTTAAAATTGGTGATAAAACGTATAAGTTTGCACAAGATGTTCCAAGTCTTTTACCGAGTGTTTTATTGGAACTCAAACAGTTTCGTAAAAAGGCTAAGAAAGATATGGCTGCGGCGACGGGTTCTATGAAAGAGGTGTACAACGGTAAGC